TTGTCCACCTTCTGTCAAACTCTGTGAACAGTTTGAAGATGTAGAAAGTGAATATGCAAAAGAAGGTAGTCTAGCACATGAAATAGCAGAATTGAAAGTAAGAAAATTAATAGATCCTGGTTTAACTTCTAGGAAATTTACAGCTGCAATGAAGAAGCTAAAAGAAAAAGAGTTATATCAGGAAGAAATGCAAGGCTATACAGATGAGTATGTGGAGTTTATCCAGGAACAAATGTACAGTTACCCAACTACCCCACATATAGCTGTGGAACAGAAAGTAGATTTTTCAGAATATGTTCCTGACGGTTTTGGTACTGCTGACTGTATTTTAATAGCAAATGATACCTTACATATTATAGATTTTAAGTATGGGAAAGGAGTTCCTGTAAGTGTTGAAAACAATGCTCAGTTACTTCTGTATGCATTGGGTGCTTATCTTGCTTATGAAATGATATATCCTATAGAACATATTAAAATGTCAATCGTACAGCCTCGCTTGGCTAATATAGACACTTGGGAATGTAGCTTGGATTATTTATTAGAGTTTGCAAAGATAGCTCAAGAAAAAGCTACTATGGCTTTAAAAGGTAAAGGAGATTTTAACTGTGGAGAACATTGCAAGTTTTGTAAAGCAAAAGCTATTTGTAAAGAAAGAGCCAATGTAAACCTTGAACTTGCTAAATATGAGTTTAAAGCAGCAGATCAATTAACCTTAGAAGAAATAGGAGAGATATTAGAAAAAGCAAAAGATTTAGCTAAATGGGCTGAGGACTTGAAAGAATATGCTTTATCTGAAAGTTTAAAAGGTAATGAAGTACCTGGTTGGAAGGCAGTTAATGGTAGAGGTAGTAGAAGTTTTAAAAATACTGATGAGGCTATAAAGGTACTGGTTGATAATGGAATAGCTGAAGAACTTTTATATGAAAGAAAGTATTTAACTTTAGCACAAATAGAAAAGACAGTAGGTAAAAAGGAATTTAATAGTTTAGTAGGTGATTTAATAGTTATGAATGTAGGTAAGCCAACTCTTGTAGAAGCTTCTGATAAAAGAGAAGCAATAACAAACAGGATAAAGGCAGAAGATGAATTTAGTGTAGTAGATGATATTAATAGTTTATAAAGGAGAAGTGATTTTAATGGCTAATGAAACAAGAGTAATGACAGGGAAAGTAAGATTAAGTTATGTGCATTTATTTAAACCTTATGCAGCAGAAAAAGGACAAGAAGAAAAGTACAGTTGTACAATTCTAGTTCCAAAAACAGATGTTCAAACTAAAATGAAACTGGATGCTGCTATAAATGCTGCTATAGAAAAAGGTATTGGCACTGTATGGAATGGGGTAAAACCTCCAAAACCAACTATACCTATCTACGATGGTGATGGAACAAGACCATCTGATGGGATGGAATTTGGAGAAGAATGTAAAGGGCACTGGGTATTTACAGCAAGTGCAAAAATTGACTACCAACCAGGAATAGTTGATGTAAGGGCACAACCAATTTTAAATCAATCTGAAATTTATTCAGGAATCTATGCAAGAGTATCAGTTAACTTTTTCCCTTATGCGGTAAGTGGTAAAAAAGGAATAGGTTGTGGTCTAGGTAATGTACAAAAGTTAATGGATGGAGAACCTTTATCAGCAGTAGGAATTAAAGCTGAAAATGAATTTGGAGAAGTGGAAATAGATCCAGTTACTGGAGAACCATTATTATAAAAAAAACTTATAGAAGGGCAGTGTGAGAACTGCCTTTCACTTTCAAAAAGGAGCGATTATGAGAACTTTAAATATAGATATAGAAACATTCAGCTCTATAGACATAGGTAAGTCTGGCTCTTACAAGTATGCAATGAGTGATGATTTTCAGATACTTTTATTTGCCTATTCAGTTGACGGCCAAGATGTAAAAATCATAGATTTGGCTCAAGGTGAAGCTATCCCACAAGAAGTTTTAAACTTATTGAAAGATAAAGACTGTATTAAATATGCTTATAATGCTGTCTTTGAATGGTGGTGTCTAAATAATTTTAATATAGAAACTCCTTTAGATCAATGGCGATGTACTATGGTTCATGGTCTTTATTGTGGATATACAGCAGGACTTGCTGCTATTGGTAATGCTATGGGTTTACCACAGGACAAGAAAAAACTTACAACTGGAAGTGCATTGATTAGATATTTCTGTATTCCATGTAACCCAACTAAAAGCAATGGAAACAGAACTAGAAACCTGCCACATCATGCTCCAGAAAAATGGGAGCTGTTTAAAGAATACTGTGTTCAAGACGTAGTTACAGAAATGGAAATAGGTAGAAGATTAAGTGCATTTCCTGTCCCTGACAGAGAGTGGGAATTGTGGGTATTAGATACTTTTATGAATGCTTACGGAGTTAAAGTAGATAGTAAGTTAGTGAATGGTGCTTTATTTATAGATGCCGTATCAAGAGCTAATTTACTAGAAGAAGCAAAGAAAATAACAAAGCTTGATAACCCTAATTCTACTAGTCAACTGCTTACTTGGTTAGAAGAAGCAGGAGAAGAAGTTGAGAATTTACAAAAAGCTACAGTAGGGAAAATGATAGATACTCTAGATGATGGAAAAGCTAAAAGAGTTTTAGAAATAAGACAAGAGCTTTCTAAGACATCTGTTAAGAAGTATAAAGCTATGGATGAAGCAATGTGTAAAGATGGGAGAGTGAGAGGGCTCTTGCAATTCTATGGAGCCAATAGGACTGGAAGATATGCTGGAAGATTAGTTCAAGTACAGAACTTACCTAGAAATTATATAGAAACTTTAGATGTTGCTAGGGATATTATAAAAAAAGGTGATGGAGAACTATTAGAACTAATCTATGGGAACATTCCAGATACATTATCTCAGCTTATTAGAACTGCATTTATACCATCTGAAGGTAATCACTTTGTTGTATCAGATTTCTCGGCAATAGAGGCAAGAGTTATAGCTTGGCTTGCTGGAGAAGAGTGGAGGATGGAAGTATTCAAAACCCATGGAAAAATTTATGAAGCCTCAGCCTCTCAAATGTTTGGAGTACCTATCAATACCATAGCAAAAGGAGAAGAAAACTATCATCTTAGAGCTAAAGGTAAAGTTGCAGAACTTGCACTAGGTTACCAAGGGAGTGTTGGAGCTTTAACTGCTATGGGTGCAGCAGATATGGGCTTAACTGATGAAGAAATGAAAGACATTGTAGATAGATGGAGAAAATCATCTAAAAGAATTGTGGAGCTATGGTATGCATTAGAAAATGCTGCAGTTGAAGTTTTAGAAATGGGAGAATCTCAAATGGTTAAGTGCGTAAAGTTAGCAAGAGAGTATGACTTTATTTATGGCCAAGACTTTTTCACTGTTGAATTACCTAGTGGTAGAAAACTTTTCTATCCAAAACCATTTTTAAAAGAAAACCAATTTGGACAAATGCAGATGCATTATATGGGGATTAACCAGAATACTAAGAAGTGGGAAGTTATCCCAACTTATGGAGGTAAATTAACGGAAAATATTGTGCAGGCCATAGCGAGAGATTGCTTAACTGAAACGCTTTTAAAAATAAAAGATAAAGGTTGGCCAATAGTATTCCATGTTCATGATGAGGTAATACTTGATGTTCCAACAACAGTTAAATTAGAAGAAGTTATACAAACTATGACTGAAGAAATAAGTTGGGCCAAAGGTTTAATATTGAATGCTGCTGGATTTACTGGTAGTTATTATATGAAAGATTAGGAGGAAATTATGGAAATAGGAAAAAGAATTAAGGAATATAGAGAAAAGAACAAAATAACACAAAAGGATTTTGCTCAAAAGATAGGTGCAACTCAGTCATTTTTATCCCTTGTAGAAAATGGAAGTGTAGATATAGAAACTCCTACAATGCTAAAAAAAGTAATAGATATTATTGGAGAAGAAAATATAGAAAAAAAGGTAGATAAGTTAATGGGAACTTTGGAAAAGAAAGTGGATAATGTAAATAGTCCAAGTCATTATAAAATACCAGGTTGTAATTTTGAAAGTATAGATATTATCAGAGGAAGATTAGGAGATATAGGTTTTATGTTCTTTTTAGAAGGAAATGTAACTAAATATCTTATTAGAGCAGAGAAGAAAAATGGTAAGGAGGACTATCAAAAAGCTAAAAAATATTTAAGCTGGTTAATAGATATGAAAAAAATAATACCTCATGAACTAGCTTTAAATGAGAAAGAAGAAATAGCTAAAAGATGTCAATCTAATTGGCTTAATATTATGGGTGGAATAACACAAGATATGAAAGCTAAGAGGGTTTTAATCTTAAATGAAATTTTTAATCAATTATTCAGTGCTAAATATGAAGAAGCCACAGATTTGATAGATAAATTGCTTGAAGAATAAAAGGAGATAACAGATGGAGAACTCAAGAAAATTAGTAATATCAGAAGCAAATAACAGATTATCCAAGCAATGGGTAACGACTGAAATTACCTGGTCTGAATTTGTGGATAGATTAGGAAAACCAAAAGTAACAGCTGAAACATTAGATGAGTTCTTATCTTATTCTAAGTCTAAGCAAGATGATATTAAGGATGTTGGAGGCTTTGTTGGTGGAAAGTTAAAAGGGAATCTAAGAAGAAATGGAACTGTTGAAAGTAGAAGTTTAATAACTCTTGACTTAGACAACTTAGCTTATGAAGATGATATTAAGATTATTAAAACTCTAAATGGTTTAGGATGTGCCTATGTTGTGTACAGCACTCGTAAGCACCAAACTACTAAACCTAGAATTAGGATTATATTTCCATTAGCTGAAGATGTTTCTGCAGAAGAGTATGAACCAATAGCAAGAAAGGTAGCATCGTTTATAGGGTTACGATATTGTGACCCTACTACATTTCAAGCAGTTAGGTTAATGTATTGGCCAAGCCATTCTATTGATAGTGATTATGTCTTTACTTATGCCGATAAACCTATGTTAGATGGTGCGGCCATACTTAATATGTATGCGGATTGGAAAGATGTGACAAGCTGGCCAGAAGTTCCAGATGCACAAAAACTCCACCAGAATATGTTGAAGAAGCAAGAAAACCCTTTAGAAAAAGAAGGAATGGTAGGAGCATTTTGCAGAAGGTTTAATATCTACCAAGCAATAGATGAATTTTTACCAGGAACATATGAGCCTTGTGATGTAGCTGATAGATTGACCTTTATAGGGGGAAGTACTACTGCTGGAGCTATTGTATATCAAGATGGACTTTTCTTATATTCTCACCATGCTACTGACCCTTGTAGTCAAAAATTAGTAAATGCTTTTGACTTAGTGAGATTACATAAATTCGGACATTTAGATATACAAGCAGAAGTTAATACCCCTGTGGCCAAACTACCATCTTGGATAGCTATGAAAGAATGGGTAATGGCAAAGACAGATGTTAGAAAAGATTTATTAAAAGAAAGACAACAAAAAGCTATTGCAGAATTTTCAATAGTAAATGATAAGAATGAAGAAATTTTAGAAGGTGAAATAGTTGAAGATGATGACAACTGGAAAGATAATATCCAGTACAGTGCAGATGGTATGAAAGCTCTTAGCACTCTGTCCAACATAATTTTAATTCTAAGAAATGATAAGGAATTAAAGTTTAAAATTTTCAAAGATATCTTTTCATCAAGAATATTAGTAAGAGATGGAGTCCCGTGGGATAAGAAATTTGAAACCCCTGACAGAATTTGGACTGATACAGATGATGCAGGTCTTAGATGGTATTTAGAAAGCAATTATGGAATCACTTCTACAAATAAAATCATAGATGGAGTTAATCTAATTGCAGAAGAAAATGCTGAAAATAAGGTTGCTACTAGAATTCAATCTAAACAGTGGGATGGAGAAAAGCGATTAGAAACTTTATTTATAGATTACTTGGGTTGTGAAGATAATATTTATACAAGAGAAGTTTCTGAAAAGTCCTTAGTAGCAGCAGTAAGAAGAGCTATATTTGGTGGAATTAAATGGGATAATATGCCTATTTTAATAGGACCACAAGGAGTGGGTAAGAGTACCTTTTTAAAGATATTAGGTATGGATTGGTACAATGATAGTTTAGTAAATGTAGAAGGTAAAGATGCTTGTGAATTAATTCAAGGAAGTTGGATACTTGAAATGGGGGAACTTAGTTCATTAAGAAAGTCAGAGTTGAACCTGGTAAAAAACTTTTTAAGTAGAACAGATGACATCTTTCGGGCTTCTTATGGGCGTAGAGCCCAAAAATATCCAAGAAGATGTGCCTTCTTTGGAACTGCAAATGATACTAACTTTTTAAGAGATGAAACTGGAAATAGAAGATTCTGGCCAATAGATTGTTTTATATATAAACCCAAAAAATCTATCTTTAATGACTTAAACGATGAGTTAGATCAAATATGGGCTGAGGCTTGTGAACTTGCAAAGAATGAATTTTATAGTTTAGTTTTATCAAAAGAAGCTGAGAAAATCGCTAAGGAAGAGCAAGAGGCTCACTCTGAAGATAATATATTTAAAGGGATAATTTTAGACTACTTAGATAAGAAAATTCCAAAGAATTGGAATTCTTTAGATGCTTTTGCAAAAAGGACTTTTTTAGATGAGTACGAAACTATGAGTAAGCAGTATGATGAAAATGATCTAATTCTAAGAGATAAAGTTTGTGCGGCTGAAATATGGGAAGAAGCATTGAAAAACAGTATTAGATTCATGAAAAAAAGTGACAGTATTGAGATTAATAAAGTCTTAGTATCCCTAAATGAATGGGAAAAAATAAAAACCTCATCTAAATTTGGAAAATATGGAGTTCAAAGGGGTTATAAGAGAAAGAATCCTTACTAAAAAAAGGTAGCATTCTAGGGTCAACATTCTTGAAAAAGTCAACATTCTCAAAAATTAGAAGTCAACATTCTTTTTTGTTGTTACCTAGAATGTTGATGAGAATGTTGACCGAAAAAGTATTGGTGTTATTAGTTTTATTATTAATATTAAACAAAGTAACATTCTTTTATATATAAGTATAAAGAAATATAGAATTTAAAGGGTAAATATACTCTATAAAATCTATAAATTCTATATTTCATATATATATATAGGAAATAATGTT